TATACCATGCCTGTTGCTAAAACGCTTTAAACGTACTGCTGATGAACTTACGTCAGTATAACTTACTGTCATGTCACCTGAGGACAATGATGCATCGTTTACATCTGCCAATGTGCAAATTCCACATTCAGTTGCAGTTCCTGAACTACCAGCTGCTGATGCAACTTCTACAGTAAAGATTTTTCCTACTGCAACAGTACCGTTGCCAGCACCCATTGCAGCCCAGTCAGTATCACCAACTGCTACAATTCTTATCTGTGTGCCAACCACTGCGTCTGCAGGGTCAATTGCAGTTGAATCAACTCTTGACACAAGGTACTTGCTTGCACCTTTTTGTCTAACTATATAACCATCACCTTCAGTGGTAATACTTCCGCCTGCTGGAAAAATTCTAGTTGTTGTTACTGGAAATGTATAGTCACTAGTACTAATGTTTCCACCAACTACACCATAGAATAATTCACCTGTTGGTGTTCTATTTACAACGTCATCACCTGGGTTGTTAAATCCAGCATCCTGTGTATTAGATATTTTAATTTTTAACGGTCTTCCCATTTGTTTTCTCCTTGTATAATCCCGTTCTAGCGGGTACGCAGTTGTGTCTGCATAAACACATTATTGTGCAGCAGTATTTATGGAATCAAATGTTTTACGCCAGTCTGTGCCACGCAGTTTGTCAACCTTGTCAAATGTGGTAATGTTTGTACCTGCATAGTTATAAGATATGTAATGGTCTTCTGGAAGTGTAACCTTTGCCCAGTCAATAACAAGTGTATGTGTAGTACGATTTAATTCTGATATAGTAATGTTAACTGCAAACTCTACACTATCAGGAGCATGTTCTACAATCCATTTTACATTACTATCAACTTTTGTCCATTTTGCTGGCCAACGAAGATATTCAAAGTGTTCGCCGACTCCGTCAATACTGAAACAAATGGATATACTTTTATAATATGAACATGTATTCAAAAACTCTAAACTTGGTTTCACTGTGCCGTTAAAGTGTATAAGAAATCTCATATCAGTGTTTTTAAATTTTTCTAATACCGCATGTGTTGATTTGTGTAATATTGGCTCGCCACCACCAATAACGATATGTTCAATACCTGTAAAGTCTAAGTCATCAACTGTTTGATTAAAGGCATGAGATTCAATAGGCAAATTTTTTAATGCTTGCCAACGTGTACTATGTGTTTCGGTGCACGTTGAACAAGCAAGATTACAAATGTTTCCCGGATCAAATGTTGCTAACGTAGGGTTGGATTCGTTTCTATTCAGTTCCATAATGTATTTATAGTCAAAAAAATAGCACCCGAAGGTGCTATTTTTAATAAAGTTAAGTGTATACTATGAGAAAGACAAGTTCTGAACTGCAATCTCACCTAAATAATCACCTGCATTACCAAATGAACTTGCAGTGTTTGATAACTCGATATAACCATATCTAGTCATGAAACTTACTACTGGCTCAAAAGTAGCCGGATCTAGTACAACACCTGAGCTCATCAACGGTACGTAAGGACAGTAGAAAGCTGGAGCGTCAGTTTCTGATGCACCTTTGTATCCTACTAATACTGCTGTAGCGTCTGAAGCATATGAATCACAGAACACTCTCATTGTACCGTTTAATGTACCTACAAACTTTGTGTTTGTTGGTGCTTCAAAAGTACCTTCTGTTGTTCTAGCAAATGCTGAAGTTGTAGCTGATTGTAACACTGTTAATGCAGCTGGAGAAACAACACAATAGTTACCTGCACCACGTCTTGTACGTTGTGCAATTAAGTTAGCTGTTCTGTTTATTAATACTGCTAAAGCGGCATGTTCATCACCAACGAAAGTAGCAGTACCTGATACTGCAGCCTGGTCGTATGTGAATTCAGTTGCGGCTAATGTACGTAGAGATAATAAAATCTCCTGATCAATTTCTGCAGTAATCTCTTGAGCTAATGCTGCCATGATTTCTGCTTCGACATCGATACCGTGCATTGCTTGTGCATCTTGAGCGGCTTCAAAAGTCCAACGTGCTTGTAGTTTACGTGTCTTTGCTTCTACAGCTTGCTTTAAGATTTGAACGGAAATATTTCTTCCACCAACACCTTCCATAGCAGCTGTTGCAGATCCACCGTATCCAGTAGCAGGTGTTGCTGCGCCTGTTCCGTTTGCACCTGAATATGCTGTAGCAATCTTAAATGGTGATAATGCTTCGTCACCTGCTGCAACCGGAGTTGCTGCTGCTGAAGTATCGCCCATTGCAGTTGCATAACGTACACGTAATGTGTGGATTTGACCAACTGGTCCAGTCATAGGCTGAACACCAACTAATTCGTTGGCAATAACAGTAGGCATAACCCTTCTTATTACAGGTAAAATAACTCTGTTAAGAGTAGCAATATTACCTGATGCAGTAGATCCCGCAGTTGCGTTCTCTGCTAAGTGTCTTTTGGTGTTTTCTAGTATAACACCCATTGTTGAGCGACGAGTACCTTGTAATCCTTCTAGGAGGGCTTCTTTGGTCTCACCCCAACGGCTTTCTAGTAGTTCTTGTGACATTAAATGTCTCCTTTTCTTTTAGTTTAAAGCCCTGCTAGGCGTTTAAGATTAATAACATTATCAATAATGTCATTAGCACTGTCTACAACCTTTGCAGTTTTGTTACCAGTTTGTTCAGTTAAATTTGAGGCTTTTTTAGTGCCTTTTGTTTCACTGATTACTGCTGGCAAGTATTTTTCAAAAGCGTTCTTCAATCGAGATGTCTGAACGTTTTCAAGTAAGTTAGTCATAATTTCTCTCTTCTCATCATTGAGAGGAGATAGAAGCTCATCCAATGTAGCATCACGCTCATTGGCTTCCTTTATAACTTTGATTTCTTTATTTTTGCTCTCAACAAGTGCTTTCGCGTTGTCTTGAGTTTTGATGGCTTCTGCCAACTGTTTATCTTGTTTGGCAATTTTTGCATTAAGTTTACGTACTTCTTCATTTTCATTTAAATGTGTAGCACCAAACTCTGTTGCATATGCTTCAAAGATACGACGACCAAAGTTGTTCTCACGAGCACTTTTGATGTCTTCTTTTAGTTGACCCATTTCAGCCTTAAGATGCGTAGATACAGTTGAAGCCATCTTCTTAGCAGATTCTTTTACAAATTTGCTCTTTAGATTGTCAAGTTTATTACGTGCATTTGATACAAGTCTAACCTTAGTTTCCACTAAGTCTTTCTTGTCTGCAGCAAATTCCTTGATTTCTTCAGCCAAAGCGCCAACAACAAATGATTCTAACTTGGCAAATCCTGTCTTTGATACTTTACGATCTGTGCGTAGTTCTTTTAACTCTTCTGAAAGTTGTTTTACTAAAAAGCCGTTAAACTTATTAGCATTTTCTTTCATTGTGTTTTGAAACTTTACACGATCACCAGCAAGTGCTTTCTTCTCCTCGTTAAGAGCAGATATTTCACCGGCTAAGCCTTCTGTAACCATTTTATCTAGGGCGTCTACCATCACAGTCTTATCATGCTCATAGCGTTGTGCAAACTCCTCACGAAGTTCACTACGTACTGTCTCTTTGGCTTCTACCAATTTTGCTTCCCATTGTTCAGCAATTGCTTGGCGAGTGTCCTCATTGACGAGATCGCTATCTAATAGTGGTTTAATAGCATCTAACATGCGATTCTCCTAAATTTTTAGGTCCCTGATTAAACGAGAAACTTCGTCCTTCAGGTACTTTTGTATTTTGCCGTCTTTCCCAGACTCGCGAGCCATTTCTAAAATGTGATGTCCATGTTTCATGTTCATCAGTCCTTCATAAATTGCCTTTGGATAAGCATTTGGAGCACTGGGTTGTGCGACAACGTCTACAGTGACAATCTCAAAGTCACTGACACGTCCGTTATGTGGATCAACGTTACCCGATCCACGACTAGAAACGCCCAATCTCACACCAGACTGCAGCATAGTTTTCACTAGCTCGCCCATTGGAGTTGGGAGAATTTTTAATTTTCCATAACCATTAGGTCCATCCATCCACATGCTTGTAATCATATGGCATACACGGTCTAAATTAATTTTGAGGTCA